AAAAACTCCACAGGAATACTATATAACTCCTATACCTGATTATGTAGATGTTACATATGATTTCATAGCTTGGACTGAGTATCAAAATCAATTGAACTTTTTAGTTGAACAATTTGTATATTTCACAGGGCAATCATTTGGTGAAAAGAATTCTCTAAAATTCGCAACAAACGTTGATTCATTCACTATGGAAGATAATAACACTACTGGTCAAGACCGAATCATACGTTCATCTTTCCAAATAACAGTTCATGGTTATTTACTACCAAAGATTGCCGGAAATCAAGTAACAACAAAACGTGTGGTATCAATGAACAAAGTTACATTCGGACAGGAGGCGTATAGAGACATTGAAACGCCATTCAAAAAGAATAGCGATATTTACGATTCAGGTCAATTCCGTAGTTTGAACACTGACTCTAGAGAAAGACTAGAAGATTTACAACGAAGACTAAATGATTTTGGAGAAAATGGTCTCAATAACTCTCCAGAAGTATATCCTACGGAATTTGATTGATATTTATTAGTACAACTATATTGGTTTTATTTTAACATAAGAGGTTTTTATGGAAGAGAATACAGAAAAAGATTTTCAAACTGACGATGTGCAGGCTGTGAAAGATTTACAATCACGATATGCTACAAACACGGCTCAAATTGGTCAGGTTGAAGTCGAGCTCCACTTACTGAAAAGACGATTGGTTCAAATTGAAGAACTTAGAATGAATCTTTTCAACACATATGATGATTTACAAAAAGAAGAAAAGGAACTTGTAGAAAGTCTAAATCAGAAGTATGGTGATGGTGTTCTTGACTTAGATTCTGGTAAATTTATACCATCTGCTAAATAAGTTTGAGTTTTTTGACTCATATTTATAGTAGAGATAATTACACAATTTTTTGGAGATAAATAGTGGCTAATGAAAGAATTGTAAGTCCTGGCGTGTTTACGGTAGAAAAGGATCTTTCGTTCTTACCACAGGGAATTGCACAGATTGGTGCAGCACTTATCGGACCAACAATGAAAGGTCCGGCATTTGTTCCTACGGTAGTTCAAGGATATAGTGACTTCGTAACACATTTTGGTGGAACATATGAGCAATCATATCTTCCTTATACCGCGAAGAGCTACCTGAATAATGCAGGTAGTGCAACAATCGTTCGTGTTTTGGGTTCAGGTGGATATTCCTTGAAACATCCGGTTGCAGTTGTTGCAACTGGTTCATATGGAAAGAGATTGATTTCCTTCCTTCACCCAACATTCGTCGTAACAAGTGCAGATACAGTTTCTTTATTTGACAAATCAACTCTTGCTTCAAATACAAGTGGTTCATTTGTTATTAGAGTTTCTGGTTCATTTACAACTGATACTTCTGCTTTTACAAACGCTGTAGATGAAAATGGCACACCATTCAGTGCTTCTATTGATCCAGAATCGAGTGCTTTCATTGGTGATCTTTATGGATACAATCCATATGGAACAAAGGTGGTTTACAACTATGTGAACTTCAAATGGGCAGCTTCTGCTTCACTTGCTGCTGATCCAGCAACAACAATCATAATTGAAAGTGGTTCAGCTGCATCACCGTGGGATTTCACAAACGATTACCTTGAAGCATCAACGCCTTGGGTTACTTCTCAAAAGGTCGGTGGAACTGCAACTGATTTGATCAAGTTCCATACACTTTCTCACGGTATTCATGCAAACTATGAAGTAAAGGTTGGTATTGCAAACGTCCGTCCAGCTGGCACAATCGCTGGTTCTGAATATGGTGATTTTGATGTGGTGATTCGTTTTGTAGATCAATCGAAGCTTCCACAAACACCATTCACAACAGAAGATGAAGATCTTCGTCCAAATGTAGTAGAACAATTCAAGTGTAATCTTGATCCTAATTCATCTAGATACATTTCTCGTGTAATTGGCGATAGATACATCACAATTACAGACGAAGGTAAGGTTGTTGTAAACGGTGATTATTCTAATAAGTCAAAATATATTCGTGTTGAAGTAACAGAAGCCGTAAATAACGGTGGTGTTTCCCCTAACCTCGTACCATTTGGATTCCGTGCTCCTAAGTCACCAATTCCATTGAGTTCTGGTGGTGTTGGATTCACACAACCAAGTGCAGCAACTTATGTAGCATCACAAACAGCTGGTGGTGCTTATAACCGTCGTGTGTATTTTGGATTCAATTACGATTTTGCTACAACTGATAACTTCAATTATCTCCGTCCACTGCCAGTTGATTCATACTTGACAACCGGTTCAAACGTAGACTTCTATCTTGGCGATTACAATCAGGCAGCTGGTGCAAACTTCCCATCATCCGCGACGGGATATAGCTCATCAATTGACCTAACTGTAAATACAGCAATTGATACACGTAAGTTCATGCTTCCATTCCAGGGTGGATTTGATGGTCACAAGCCAAATCTTCAAAAGAAAGTTGGTACACATATAGTTGCTGCTAATACACAAGGATTTGACATCTCATCAACTTCAGCTGATGGATATGTATCATACAAGAAGGCAATTGATGCGGTATCTAACCCTGATGAATTTGACATCAATATGGTTGCTACACCAGGTGTTGTTCACTCACTTCATTCACCAATTACAACATACGCTAAGGATGTTTGTGAAGACCGTGGTGATGCTTTCTATGTGATGGACTTGGTTGGTTATAATGATAACATCAACACTGCTGTCTCAACAACAGAAGGATTCGATTCTAACTATGCTGGAACATACTATCCGTGGGTTAAGATTCTTGATTTCGATAGAAACAAGCCAATTTGGGTTCCACCATCAGTTGTTCTTCCTGGTGTTATTGCATTCAATGACCGTGTTGCCGCTGAATGGTTCGCTCCTGCTGGTTTGAATCGTGGTGGTCTTACAGAAGTTATCGAAGTGAAGACACGTCTTACACACGCTGAACGTGACCAACTATATGAAGCACGTATCAACCCAATCGCAGTATTCCCATCAACAGGAGTATGTGTATGGGGTCAGAAGACACTTCAAGGTCGTCCATCTGCTCTTGACCGTATCAACGTTCGTCGTCTCTTGATTGCAGCTAAGAAGTTCATCGCATCTGCTACACGTTACCTTGTGTTCGAACAAAACACAACACAAACACGTACACGATTCCTGAACATTGTTACTCCATATCTTGAGTCAATCCAACAACGTCAAGGTCTTTATGCCTTCCGCGTTATCATGGATGAGTCGAACAACACACCTGACATCATCGACCGTAACATTCTTTATGGTCAATTATACCTACAACCTGCTAGAACTGCTGAATTCATTATTCTTGACTTCAACATTCAATCAACAGGTGCAGCATTCCCAGGTGCCTAATGAAATAATTGGGGGAGTTGAAATATACTCCCCCAATTTTTTCTGAAGGTGACTATATTTATATGAAAGAGATTTTTAAACTTGGAGAAATAAATGGCTGAATTACTTGATCCTACCGAAATATTTTTTACCCCGTATGAACCGAAACTTGCCAACCGGTTTATCATGTATATTGAAGGCGTCCCAGCATACCTCATCAAAGGTGCAGGTAGACCAAACATCAACTTCAACCCAATCACACTTGATCATATCAATGTCAAGCGTAAGGTAAAAGGTAAAGGTGAATGGCAGGACGTGACTATCAAGCTATATGATCCAATCGTTCCATCAGCTGCACAAGCAGTAATGGAGTGGGTTCGTCTATCACACGAATCTGTAACAGGTCGTGACGGATATTCTGACTTCTATAAGAAGGACATTACATTCAACGTTCTCGGCCCTGTTGGTGATAAGGTCGAAGAATGGACTCTGAAGGGTGCTTTCATTACAGCAACAACATTTGGTGATATGGATTGGTCAACGGATAACTTCGTTGAAATCTCACTTACGTTAAGTTACGACTATGCCATCCTTCAGTTCTAATTGAATACGATTACGTGGTATTATTTAGAACAAAATAACGTAATCGTTTGTAAGTTTGAGAAAAATTCCCTATATTTATTAGTAGAGATACTAAACAATATAGGGATTTTTCATTATGCAAACATTCAAATGTCATTTATGTGAGAAGGAATACGATAACTACACCAGTATTTCTTTCCATTATCGCAAGTCACACGAAGTTTCATCTGAGGTTGTTAGAAAGCTGATATACAATAATGGTGAAGACCCATTATGTAAATGTGGATGTGGAGAAATTGTAAAGTGGGATTATCGTGAACAAAAATTCAATGATTTCAAACACGGACATTATGTTCGAACGACTGGTGGATTTTATTCACAAGAAGGTGCGAAGAAATCGGCTAAAACTAGAAAACAAAGATTTCAATCTGGAGAAATTCAACAATGGAACAAAGGACTCTCGTATGACGCTGCATACGGAGAGGAACGTGCAAACTTACTGAAACGATCAATAAGTGAAAATGAAGAAAGATCAAAAAAAATATCGGAGTTTCATAAGGGTAAACCAAAATCCCCTGAACACCGTGAACAGATGAAAAAACAACTTGCCATCAACCGAAGAGAACGACTAACATCAGGTAAAATGTCTAAACCAGAACGTCTAATGCAAGATATGCTAGAATCTCATGGTATAGAATGTATCTATCAATATGAGTTATCAGGATTCTTCTATGACTTTTACATTCCAAGTAAGAATACCCTCATCGAAGTAGACGGAGACTTCTGGCACTGCAAACCTGGTACAAAACACGAAATCCCTATTATGAAGGAACAAACCAAGAATGTGGTAAATGATAAAAAGAAAACCGCAATTGCCTACTCAAACGGATACACCCTCCTCCGGTTTTGGGAATCAGATATAAATGAAAATCCAGTTTATATTCTTGAAACCCTCATAGAAAATTTACTCTAACTCATATTTATTTATACGAACAATATTGTTTCATTTAGTTATAGGATTTAGTTATGGCACAAGTATCAACCGGATATAATCTCCCAAAGACAGCTATGGAGATGACCGACGAAGAACTAAAAGCCAATCTCATGGCAGATTTCAAACAGACCTCGGTCAAGAAATCAAACTTTCCAACAGAAATTGTACCTCTCCCATCAAAGGGACTTCTTTATCCCGAAGGCCATCCGTTAGCGGAAGGTGTCATTGAGATGAAGTACATGACGGCAAAGGAAGAAGATATTCTAACCTCACAGAATCTTATCAAACAAGGCGTTGTTCTTGATAAGTTATTCGAGTCATTGATTGTTACACCTGTAAATTATTCAGATTTATTTGTTGGTGATAAAAATGCAATCATGGTTGCAGCTAGAATTTTAGGATATGGAAAAGATTATGTAGTGGAAATTGACGACCCGTTTTCTCCGGGTACTAAACAAAAAGTTACAATTGACCTGACTCAAATAGAACACAAGGAGGTGGATTATTCTCTATTCGAGCGTCGAATAAATGAATTCGACTTTGAACTCCCGCAGTCGAAGCGGGTTGTCACTTTCCGCTTAATGACACATAAGTTAGAAAAAGATATTCAAACCGAAATCAAAGGAATGAATAAAACAACAGTCCGTACAGGTATAGATCGTGAACTAACAACACGTTTGAAAAATCTTATATTGGCAGTTGACGGTGAAACGGGACGTGCAACAATAAACAACTTTGTTGATAACGAACTATTTGCTTTAGACTCACGAGCTCTTCGTGGTCATATGAAGGTAATTTCACCTGACCTTGACATGACCTTTACATTTGTTTCAGACGCAACAGGTGAAGTAAAGGAGATAGACATTCCAATGGATGTTTCCTTTTTTTGGCCTGGCACCTGATTATAAACTAGGATTACATGAAGAGATTTTCTCATTGTGTTACTATGGAAAGGGTGGATTTACATGGGAAGAAGTGTATAGCCTACCAATTCACTTAAGACGGTTCTACATACAACAAATTTCTAAGGCAATTGAAGAAAGAAATAAGGCAGAACAAGGCGAATATAACAAGACAAAACGTTCTACACCAACATTTTCTTCAACACCAAGACGATAATATTCGGGGTTTACATATTTATAGGTATGTAAACCCTACTTTTTATGGAGAATGTAATGGCATCGTTCAAAGAAGATTTATTAGACATCATAATAAATTTTATAGTAAACAAAAAAGCAGCAAGACTAAAGAAGGCATTTGTAAAAAATCCAAGTATTGTAAAGTCTATCGAAGATATGTGGTCATCATATGATAAAATGCAAAAGAACATAGATGATTATTGTAAGAAATATCCAGATGCTTGTAAAAAAGCAGCAGAAGATAGGGATAAGTACAAAAGACTAATGCGATAGTCTTATAGTATATGGCAGAAAAAGATACCAAAAAAAATGTAGATTTAGCCGAAAAGGAAGTAGATGCTCTTCGGAAGGGGAGAACTATACGTCAAGAGTATTCAAAGACCGTAGATGAACTTGTAAAGAAACAAGAAAAACTAAATGACTTAGAAAAAGACTCGGTAAACAATAAATCGGAAATTGTAAAGTTACAAACATCAATAGAGGTATCACAAAAAAAAGTTCTTGATTTAGAAGAGAAATCCAAAAAAAATCAAGAGGAACTTAAAAAGTATAGGGAAGAACGAGAACAGGCAGAACAAGAAGCCGAAGACAGATTAGATAAAGCCGAAAAGGCTGATAAAAGATTACTTACACTTAAACGAGAGACCAATACTGAATTAAATCTCTCTCAGCAACTAATGGAAAAACTTGGAGAGAACTCTGCAAAATTTTCTGAAGAAGCGAGTGGAGCCAGACAATTACTAAAACAACAAACCAATATACTTGCACAGTCTGAGATAATCCTACAAAATCAAAAATTTATAACAAGAGATTTTGTTCAAGAATTAGAAAATGGTAAATCCGTAACTAGTGATATAGTTTCATTAGAAAAAGAAGTGGTTGGTCAAATAGATAAAGCGGCAATTGGCCAATACCAAGAGGTCGATTTATCAAAACAAAAAGAATTGTTAGAAAGAAAAATAGTAGAACTGAAAGATGAAAGTTCTGGAATGACATCGGCCGAGCGTGAACAAGCTCTTGCTTTGGTGGAACAACAAAAAAATGCACTTCAAACACTTGAAGCGCAAAACGAACAAATGAAGAATATGTCAGACCAAGCGGCTAAAACTCTTGGAACTTTCAATAAATTTGCAGAGCTAGATTTCAAGGGTGGAATACGCCAATACTTTGAATTGGATAAACTAAAATCCGATATGAAAGATAAGCTGGGTAAAACTATATTGGAAGTTACTGAAGCCATTCGTGGAGGAAAAGGTCTTTCAGGTGCTTTCAAAGCAGCTGGATCAAATTTAGCTGGAATGTCTAAAGTTGCTGGAAAAATGGCAATAGGTCTTGGTATAACAGGTATTGTTGCTGGTGTTGGTCTACTTGCCAAAGCTGTAATGCACGCTGATGAAGAAGTTGCTAATTTAGGTAAAGAATTCGGAATATCATATAAAGAAGCCAGAGGCCTTCATCATGCTGCAATTGACATTTCAAATGAAATGGGACTTACCGGAATACAGGCAAAAGAAGTAACTGCTGCTATGGCTGATGTTGGTGAGATGATGGGTGGAATAGATATTGCAGCTCAAATGTCAGCTGGAAATGAAAAAGTAAAAGAACTTGTAAAACAAACCGCAGTTCTAACCAAACAATTTGGACTTTCAGGTGAAGAAGTTGGGAAGATTCAAGATCTTGCAACTATCACTGGAAAATCAATGGATAATCTTGTAAAAGAGTCTGTTGAACTTGGTAAAGGTACAATGACTGCAAAACAGAGTTTGAAGGTCTTATCAACAATACCACCACAAGTTGCAGTTGCATTCAAGGGTTCAACTAAAGAACTGATTGCTGCAGCTCAAAAGGCAAAAATGCTTGGAATGGAACTGGGAAAAGTACAGGACATTGGTCGAGGTATGTTGGATATAGAACAATCTCTTGAAGCGGAAATGGAAGCGAGAGTTCTAACTGGAAAAAATCTGAATCTTGACGCCGCAAGACAATACGCCTTACAGGGTGATACTTTCAAACTACAAGAAGAAATTCTGAATCAGGCCGGCTCATTAGAAGATTTTACAAAAATGAACACACTTCAACAGGAATCAATGGCTAAAGCTCTTGGTATGTCTGTTGAAGAAATGACAAAGATGTTGACTAACGCTGAGAAATTGAAAAAAGCCGATATAAGTTCCGACTATGCCGCAAGACTTGATGCAATGGAAAGTGCAGCTGAATTAGAAAAAGAAGCCGCTGGTGCTAGATCTAAAGAACAAAAAGATTATATCATGCAACTTGCTGCTGAAAAACGTTCTGCTAGTTTGAAAGAAACAATGGCTAGTTTGTTGGAAAAAATAAAGGCGAAGTTTGCTCCAATTATAGATGCTGTACTTGGTGTTGTTGGTGGATTGAAAGATGGCAATGCCGGTGTATCTAAGTTTGAAGAGATAATATCTCAAATAGATTTCAAAGAAATTGCTGAACAAGTCAAGGCTGTACTTCCTAAACTCATAGAAGGATTTACCACACTTATCAAAAAACTACCAGACATCATAAAAATGGTTGCTAACTTTGTTGAAAAACTAAGTGGTGGTATAGGGCCGGTAACAAGTATAATGGGAATGATAAACCCTGGAATTGCTGGATTCGGTATAATGGCACTCAAGATTGGTGGGCCAGGTGGTGTTGCAACAGGACTAAAACTTGCAGCTGGTGGTGCCAAGGGTTTATTTGATTTGGTCAAAGGGCCGCTTCAAGATGGAATTGGAAAATTAGCAGGTGGTGTCACTGATAAACTAGGTGGTGCATTTGGTAAAGTAGCTGATAAAGCAAAAACAGGACTTAGTTCTGTTATGGAGAAGATGGGCAAGGTAAAGACACCAGAGGCTCCAAAATCTGGAGGTGGTGGGTTTCTGAAGGGTCTAACTGATGCTTTCAAGAATATCAATACAACCGACTTGATAAAGGCAGCTGCAGCGATGTTGATACTCGCAGCCGCCTTGTATGTAGTGGCAAAAGCTCTTCAAGAATTTGGTAGCGTTGAATGGGAATCTATTGCTAAAGGTGGAGTTGCTTTATTGGGTCTCGTCGGAATTGGTTACTTACTTTCAAAAGTGGCTGGTGATATGATATTAGGTGCAGCTGCCATGGTGATACTCGGAGCTGCACTTTGGGTAATTGGTCTAGCCCTACAAATGTTTACTACAATAGGTTGGGAAGATTTGGCAAAAGCCGGTGTTGCCCTTGTTGGATTATCGGCGATAGTTGCAGGTCTTGGATTTCTAATCATACCAATTGGACTTGGTGTAGTAGCATTAGCTATACTTTCAGCTGGAATACTTGCATTTTCAGTTTCGATGATGGCATTGGCTCTTGCAACTTCACTGTTTGAAAAATCAGTTGATGGTATCATGGGCCAACTAAACAAATTAGTAGATCTTGATGGTGAAAAATTATTGAAGGCGAGTGCTGGTATAATTGCACTAGGCGCCGCTCTTGGAACCTTTGGTGTACTTGTAGGTGCCGGTGGAACACTTGGTGCCATCGGTGGCGCTCTAACCAGTCTTTTTGGTGGAAAGAGTCCGGTTGAACAAGTTATGGAAATAACTGGAAAAATAGATGGAGCTAAATTGTCAGCTACAGCTCAAGCCATAAAGGATTTAGCAAATGCATTCAAGTATTTTGCAGAAGAAACTGCTAAATTGAAAGAGTTTGATACTGACAAACTTGAGACTATAATAAAGAAGATGGAGGAAGTTAAAGACATCGAAAACAGTGGTGCATTATCTAAATCTGTAACTGGAGTTGCGAACGCGGTAACGGGATTCATAGGAAATATCTTTGGTTCTCCGGAAAAACAATCCACCCAACCGGTGAGTGCTGGCGGTGGTAGTGTTGCAGTAGCTGCATCAGGTGGTGGCGGGACAAATATGGCAAATGTTGAAAAGAAGCTTGATACTTTAATCTCCGTAATATCACAAGCAGCAAATCAACCACTTGTAATCAAGTTTGGTGAGAAGACAGTGGAAGAAATAAAATCACAACTTAACTTCAAAGCGTCAACGGACATCGGTGTTAACAAGGGATATGCTAAAACTATATAAGAAGATGGCATCATTGATATTTATAAGAAACAATGGGTAATAAATGGCACTGGTAGACTTATCATCTGATTTATCAAGATTTCGTTCAGAAGTTTCAAAGGAACCAAAAAATAATCCTGAAAGTTCTAAGGCAACGAACAATAAAAACTTCGCAACTTTTCAACCGATTAGTGCGAAGATTTCTCAGTTTGGTCAAGATATAAAAAGACAAGAACCTAAACAATTAGAAGATAGACTGGGTTCTACTAAATTAGATGATGTAAGAAAATTTGTAGAACAAAACTTGTTGATCAATACAGTATCAAAATACTCGAAAATAGATGAGGATTACTCATTACAAACGATGAATGTACCAACTGAAATGGTCTCTAAAACATATGGCACAATTCGTTCATCGGAATTTATAAGTCGTCTGACAACATCGGATATTCTGCCGATAAAACAACAACAGGGTATCTATAATAATATATCACCAACCGATGTTGTAAAAGATACGTCTGAACAATCTAATAATGTAGTAAATCCAGATACACAAATAACTCGTCCAACTCAAACATTTGATCGTGAAGGCACGAGTCCAGACGTAACTCCATTGCCTGGTGAACAAACAAATAATATTGTAAACCCTGATATAGAAGTTTTACCTAAACCACTTACATTTGATAGAACTGGCCAGTCGGTAGAAATATCAAAAGATCTTGTTTCTCAAACTGGAAATGTTACTGATCCAAAGACTGTTCTAGACATAAATACACTAACATATGAGCGTGTAGATCAAAGTCCTTTTATCCTAACAGATACCAAACAAGACGGATTTGTACAAAATCCAAACATTCGTGTTTTTAGGTTTGATGGGACAACTGTTCAAACAGAAGATAATAGCCGTTTGAATTTGGATGGACTTCCACTTCGTTTCGTCCCAATTTCAAGATTAGATGGATTTGAACTTCCACGTGAAGTGGATGTAGAACGTTATATCGGTGAATCTCAACAATTAGAAGACAATAGTAGACTGAATGTGGATGCGGTTATAAAAACCATACCATTTGGAAGACACGAGAATCCTGATGGATCACGATTTTCAGTTATTGGAACACAGCAAGTAAACTTCTTTACTGACACTAATGCTAAGGGATTTGTTGTAAAACAACAAAAGGGTGAAACTCTTTATTCTAATAATTCAACACTTGGTTGGAATGGTAGTCGTACATCAGCTCCGACGACTAATTTCTTTACTGATGTCAATGCAAAGGGATTTACATCATTTGTTCCTTCTGGTGAGACACAATATGAGACAGAATCTTCTACTTTTGGTTTTACAACTATACAGTCAACTAATTTCTTTGATGTAACAAAAACACATACTTCGGAAGGATTCAAAACATTTTCTACATTGTTTGAATCTGATTACAAAGAAGATTCTTCTGTATTCACATTTACTGGCCCATCACAAAATGCACCGTCTGTAAATTATTTTGATATAACAGGAACTGTTTCATCTGATGGATTTACTAAATTCATTCAGATATACGATACAAAATACATACCAGATTCTTCAGTTTTTACTTGGATTGGTAATCGTAGTGAATCACCTGAGATAAATGTTTTTGATATTACTGGAACATCAACCACGGCAGGTTTCCATAGATTTGCACAACTATATGATTCAAAATATCTAACAGATGCTTCTATTTTTGTATGGAAAGGAACTGCCGAAGAATCTCCAGAAGTTAATTATTTTGATATAAATGGAACATCTACAACTGCCGGTTTCCACAAGTTTGCACAACTATACGATACAAAATATGTTGCAGATGCTTCAAGATTTGATTGGGATGGTAGTAGAGATGATGCACCTGAAATAAACTACTTTGATCTAACAGGAACTGTAACTACTACTGGATTCCATAAGTTTGCACAATTATATGATACAAAGTATATTGCAGAATCGTCACGATTTGATTGGGACGGTAATAGAGATACGACTCCCGAAGTTAACTACTTTGATCTAAACAAAAAAAATACAACAGTCGGATTCCATCGTTTTGCACAACTATATGATACAAAATATGTACACGAATCTTCTGGATTCGATTGGGATGGTAATCGTTCAAATGCTCCATCAGTGAACTATTTTGATTTGACATCTGCAAACACAAATGCCGGTTTCCATACTTTTGCTCAAACATATGATACGAAGTATATTCATGAATCATCTAGATTTGATTGGGATGGAACACGAGCTGATTCACCTGAAGTAAACTTTTTTGATTTGAATAAACAACATCAAACAGTTGGATTCCATAAACTTGCACAAAAGTATGATACCAAGTATATCAAAGATGCTTCGAATTTTGATTTCGACGGTGGTTATAGAGATGCGCCGGAAGTTGATTTTTTTGATTTGGATAAACGATTTGTTTCAAAGGGATTTGAAAAGTTTACCCAACAGTATATCTCAAGATACATAAAAGATTCTTCAAGATTTGATTTTGATGGTGGAAAAAATGATGCACCTGAAACTGATTATTTTGATATAACAAAGAAAAACACATCAAAGGGATTTGAAAAATTCCCACAACTTTTGGTAACTCGTTATGTAAAAGATTCTTCACAGTTTGATTTTGATGGAACAAGTAGAAATGCTCCAACTGTGAATTATTTCCCAAATACAAATGCAAGTGGTTTTACATCATTTGTTCAAAAATTACAAACTGAGTATGTTCCTGATAGTAGTGAATACACATTCAAAGGTACACTACCGACTGAAATAAACTTCTTTCCCGATGATAATCAATCTGGATTCATCAATAAAACTCCTTTACTCGAAACAAAATATGTAAAGGATTCATCAAGATTTACTTTTACAGGTACATTACCAGAACAGGTTGATTTTCTTGAAAATACAAATGCAGATGGATTTCATCTAAAGGCTGCTCCACTTGAAACAAAGTATATTGCTGACATAAGTAGATTCACATTCAAGGGAACTCGTCAAGATGCACCAACTACCGATTATTTCCCGAATGATTTCAATGAAGGATTTGTAAAACTAACTTCCCCATTAGAAACTACATTCAAATCAGACATAAGTAGATTCACATTCAAAGGAACTCGCCAAGATGCACCTGGTGTGGATTATTTACAAAACATTCCGGCTGACGGATTTAGAACACTTGTTCCATCGTTGGAAACGTTCTATAATAAAGAAACGAGTAGATTTGCATGGAACGGTACGAGACAAGATGCTCCACAAGTAGACTTTTTCAAAATACAGGGATCCAATCCAAACGCAATACGTGGATTTGATAGACTCTTTACAGATGTAACTGATTCTAAACTTACAGATGGAAATTCGAGATTTTCATTTGGAGCTGTGAAGAATTACTCTTCCGTAAAGAATGTACCATATACTAAGTTTTTTGGATTCAATCCGAACGAACGTTCTGGATTTTTAGTGAACATGATAGATAGAAACTCTTCACTCTATCCATTACTAGATCCAAGTTTATCAGTCGATTCACCAGCAGATATTCGTTTTGCTATTGAAGGTGGTCGTAGTAAAGTTAGTAGACAAAGAACAACAGACAACGTTGGTAAATATGCTCCAATAACACTTGGTGGATTATTCTGGTCAGATGGAACTAATACGGGAACCGCAACACTTGGAAATCAAGTCCCTTTCATGAAGGTAAAGAGTGACGGATTTGGTAGTACATATTTCCGTAAGTACGAAAAGAATGCAAAAGATTCTACACAAGGTCTTGGGTATCTAACAAAATGGGCAACTACAAGACGTTCACCATCACCGTTAGATAATCAATATAACAAGTTCAAACTTCAGGCAGAGTCAACAAACTCGGAACCTGCATTTTTCCATCAACCATACGTTGTCCGTGGTATTCAACGTGATGGTGAAGTCGAAAATCAACGTTGGGGATTTGGTGTAACATTTGATGACGGTATCGTTCGTGGTGGGGCCGTTACACAAGCTGAACGTATTTTAATGGATGTTGCTAGACTTGGTAAATGGACTGCTAGCGTCAAGGGTGTGTTATTCAACCTAAAACAAGTTGGATTACAATTAATGAATCCGAGTGTAGATGTTGATCCAAATACACCTACGAGTGGATTTTTGGGTCAATCAGCAACAAGAATATTCAATCCAGTTGCACTTTTGGCAAACGTTGCAAGTGCAAGAGCCGGTTTCCATATTGCAAGACATGGATTGGTATCATTTGATTCCGATTATTTGAACAAATATGAAAAGGCAACCATAAATAGAGAATTGAATGAACGATTTTTGAGTTCAACTAAAGATTCATTTGATAATTTACCACCAATACTTCCAGGAGATCAAACAAACTACAATCGTTTGATCGGTTTGATGAAAGAACTTTTACCAAATTCATTCAAACCAAATACTTCAAAGGAAAATATACCACCGGTTCCATCTGGCCCACCAACACTACAACAGGCAAAAGAAGCCGCATTACGTGCCACAAAAGCTTTGACAGGGGATGCTACAATCACCAGACTATCTTCTTTATTCGGAGGCCCACAATCGTTTTTTGGAATTGGTGGAACAACGATACGGAGATCAAGTCATCCATATTTGACACTATATACAACTTCTCCTAATTTGAGTGTAAGTAACACAAATAACACATCAAAAGAAGAATCTAATGCAAATCGTGCTGCATCATCACTGGGTGGCATCGCAACAACAGCTGCATCATCTCTCGGCCCAGTTGGTGATTCTCTTAAAAATTTATCTCAGACTGAACCACAATATCCTCAAAGTGCAAAACGTGATCTATTTTTTGCCCATGGCTACACGTATAAAGACTATATAACGAATACAAAAGGAAATGCTTTACTAAAATCGTTGATAGATTATTTCAACGATCCGAATGGTATGACGGACGCCCCGTTGTCTATCAATCAACCAACTATGCGTAAAATTGCCGCATCTCAAACTGCCGAAGGATTTTTTCCAAGATATGAATTAGAAACGGCAAGAACAATTCACGTCAACGAATTTAATGCTCAGGGGCTAAAAGGAACATTTTTATCTGATGGCCCAGCTAATTTAGCTAAAGACGATTTGTCTCAACCAAATGCTATAAAGAGATATAGAACTGCAAATTATGACCAACTTAAGAGAAACACTAGAAACAGAAGTAGAGACTTCAATGACTTTAGAGGTAACATTACTTTAGATGACTCAACTGCTACATATATAACAAGACCTGATTTGGCAAGATTTGATGACCGCAATCTAACTGATAAATTTGGTTTTGGCGAACATGGTACACCAGGGGTTCAAAGAGATACACCGGCTACAAACACAATAGAATACAAACAGTTTGCAAAAGAAGGTATATTCAATCAGGGAGATAGTGTATTCAATGATTATGCTGTTGCCACAGAAAAGACAATAGGTGGTACACCTCTAAAATTTAGAGGTGATCGAATCAATATAATTGATTATAAACGTGCTAATTTCAATATAAACACTAATCTTGTATATGAAAAGGGTGAATATACAACAGGTGTTCCCGGTAAAGATGATTTAGTTGAATTTTATTTTTCAAGTCTTGTATTGAGTGGACATAAAAATTGTCCTGCTGAAGTTATAGTTTTCCGTGCAACATTTGATTCAATATCTGATAATCACAATCCATCTTGGAATTCTGTGAAATACATGGGTCGTGCAGATCCACTCTACACGTATCAGGGATATGAGCGAGAAATTTCATTTGGGTTCACTGTACACATTGGTTCACGTGATGAAATGAAAGCGTCTTGGCGTAAACTAAACTATCTTGCATCATGGACTGCACCTGAATACTTAAAGAGTGGTTTGATGCGAGGCCCAATGGTACGACTAAATATCGGTCACTTGTATCGTAAAATGCCGGGATATATATCGTCATTATCATACACATTTGATAACTCGCAAACAACATGGGAAACTGCAAAATTACCAGAGGATATGTTCCTTCGTAATACTGGAGAAGCGGGAGCTGCTGGTGATTTAAGTAGACCGGGTGTTTTACAATTACCGAAACATATTCAAGTCTCAGTTTCATTTGTTCCAGTTGGCGTATATCGTCCTGAATTCCGTGGTATAATGTATTCATTATATGATGATAGAACAAACGATAATCAACCAGAAACAGGTCTAATGCCAATCTCTTCAACAACAAGAGTTAACTACTTCAGAGAGTTTGATGATACAAACGTAATTTACAGTGGAGTTGAACCAGGAAAGAGTGCGGCAGAGGGTCATTATGGACTTCCTGGCAATGCAGCTCAAAAAATAGAATACAGTACTGATATAAGTGGTTCTAATTAATAATCATAGGAAATAATATGTCATCTAGATATGAAAATGCAAATATAGTTGCAA